AAGTTTTTAAATGAAGCTCTAGCAGCTCGATTCCCATTATCAGTAATCGCGGCAGTCTGCTCTGTTCTTGATACATTACAAGTAATTGTTAGCCCATCAATCATAATGTACATTCCGGATAAAACAAATCCAACTGAGTCTTCAAAAATGAGTTTGCTTTTATTTGTTCCATAAATCCTGCAACCCGCTGGAATGGTAAGCCTTTTTGAAAGATACACGGAATTGAATAATACTTGTTTTCCGCTATTCAAAGCATCTTGAATTGCTTTTGTATCATCATTGACTCCATCGCCAAAAGCCCCAAACATTTGGGGGGTAACATAATCTTTTATGATATACGGTAAAAACTCGGCGTTGATTTTCGTCTCTGTAATCGCCCCATCCTGCACCGTCGTGGTCGCTTCCGGATGCTCCGTCAACCACGCCTTGATGCTGGTATCAATCACCTCATCCTTGAGGTTGAGCCCGCCCTCATTTAGCACGTCAATGCGTTTGCGCTCGGTGTCGAGGGCGGTTTTGTCCGCCTTTTTGTCCACCGCTGCACCTGTAGCTTTGGCGTCAGCCGCTTTGCCGGAGAGGGTGAGGGTGGGGTCAATGGTGCTGATGATTTCCTCTTTTGCAGACTCTGCTTTTTCTGCATCATCTTTTGCAGAAGTCACAGCATCATTGAGCTGCTTATAAATATCCAGCTCACTTTCCATACCGGAGGCGATATGCTCCCGTACCTCTTTGCCCAGCAAAGCCTCCCGGACGCCTTTGATGGATTCTGTCATCTGACTTACGATCTCAGTAAAAGATTTCGCCATAAATTTTCTCCTTACTTCAAATCTTCCTCTTCGTCCAAGCTCAGGCTGGCGGGAGTAGAGTCGTTAAAGCTCATGACGGCGGAGTGCGCCATATCAAAAGCGTTGGTGGCTTTGCGGGCGCTGAGGGCCTGCAGGTCAGAGATGGAAGAGAAGTCAATCCCAAAGGTAAATTTCTTCTCGTCCGGCTTATCCAGCGGCTCCACAAGCTTGGTGCAGGTCAGAGGCGTATGCACGCCGTGGGGCTCGGAGATGATGTCTGCGTTCTTCATAAACTGCAGGCGCTCGGTATCCACTCCCGCGTCTTTCAGGTCTACGGCAGAGATGGTCATGCCATCCAGATACCGCAGATTTTTTGCAAGCTCTTTCTGAGCCGCTTTCAAAAGGGTCTCTGTGGTAGAGGATGTGCCCTCGATCACGATGACCCGTGTGATGATGCCATAGTACTTTTGTGCGTAGTAGTCGTTGGCCGTGGCCGTGAGGGTCTTGGTGCTCTTCCACACCCAGAAGCCGCTTGTCCGGTAACCCACCGCGATGACGCGGGTGACGATGTTTTCTGCCTTGACATAGCTGTCCAGATCCAGAAGATTCTCGCCAAACTCGATTTTTTGCCCGGTTTTTTCGGTTACATTGGACACATAATCCAGATACCGCAGGGTGATGGTGGTATTGACAAGCTTCCGCTTCTCTCTCCGCACGATAAAGTGCCCGCCGTAGGTGTCCGTGAGTTCAGACTGCAAAATATCCCAGGTAACGCCAAAGTTTTTGCCGTCGCCAAAGGTATAAAGGTTGTACCCTTTTTTCAGCACATAGCCCACGCCGGTGGTGGTGGTCGTTTCACCGGTTAAAAAGTTTTTGGTTTTGATGGTCACGGTCACGCTGCCATCATCCGCCACATTTACGGTATAGGTGTCGCTTTCCGTGTCGGTTGGCTCAAACATGGCCCGCTTTGTGCTGCCGGACGTGACAACTTTGATATTTGACAAATAGGTTTTTTGTGAGCTCTCACTGTATACGACGCCCGTGCTGACGGTATACAGAGTGTCGGACGTCTTTGTGATAGCCGTTGCGGCATCCTGAGCTTGGCCCCATACATAATCCGTGCCGCCGCTGTAGTGGGTGGAACCCACTTCCCAGCTGGACGGGTCGCTGCCAGTCGCCACCACCTGTCGGCCGCTCTGGTCGTGGTAGGTATACCAGCGGTCTACATTGCCGTCATCGTCCTCGTCTTTGTGGCTCTGGACGGTGCAGCCTGTGGCATAGAGCACCATCTGATAGCCGCCCGCGTCCACGGTGCCACGGTAAAAGGCCTTGTAGCCCTCCGTCTGGCCGTTGTGGTTGTCCAGCACTTTGCCAAGAAACTCCGAAATGGTGATCCACTCGTACTTGTACGGGACCATAGAGCTGTCGTTGAGGTACGCCAGCTCGCCCTCACAGTAGATTTTTTGATTGAGATAAAAGTCCATGTCGTGGCTCATGACGCGCCCCTGCCAGAGCGTTTCGCCGTCCTGCTCCACTTCCACGATGGCTTTCAGCTTCTGCAAAGCAGAGTGGGCGATATTGCCCAGAGGCACGGTAGCCTCAAAGCTGCCCGCTTTGTTGTCTTCCCGCGTGAGCACCGGATCCAGCAGGATTTTGGTGTCATCCTCGGAACCTGGGTCATAGATACAGACCTTTTCGCTCCATGTATCAATTGCCGTCTGAGTCCCGGCATAGACTTTATAGCTCATAAGCTCTTCACTTTCGTTGGGGTGGTATAGATGGTATCTGTCTCAAAATTGAAAGGATCCCACAGCCAGTCTGCCCCCGCTTCTGCGGTCAGGCTGATTTTGTGCGGGTTGCAGGTGCCTGTGATAACAAAAACGTTTTCCCATCGGTCACGGCTCTGCGGGGCCACTTTCCAAAGGCCCTCCCAGTACCAAGACGGGTCATCATCAAAGATGCACCGCAGCCACTGGCCTTGCAGCGCATTTTCGAGGGTGCGCTGCACATTGGGCCAGTATTTTTTCGGTTTTACGCACTTGAGGGTGATGGTGATTTTTCGTTGGGTGTAGTGCACTTTGCCATCCAGTGCTTTGGTCAGATTGAGCAGTCTGTCACCGCCCGGGACTTTTACCAGGTGCTCGTCCACCTCGGCTTCACCCACGGTGGTTCCGCCCACTACGAGATAAAGCCCCCAGTCTTTGAGGGTGTGGTAGTCGCCCAGCTGTACGCCTTGTAGTGCTGCCATTTAGCCGCCCCTCGCTTTCCGCTTGGCCCGTGTGCCAAGGTCAGTATCAATGCCGTCCACCAGAGCCGGACGCAAAGCACCCGCCACGGCCCCGGTATCAAAGACGACTTGCCCGGTGCCGATGGCAGGGAGGTGCTCGTCCAGAGAATTGGAAATGCGCTGAAGCACACTGAGCTGCTGCTTTCCGGTGCTGTCCTGCCGGCCGCTGAACGGCGACACGGTGGCAGTGCTGTAGCGGCTCAGGGAGTCCGCACGGGCAGAAAACTCCGCCAGACTGTCATAAATGGGCGTTTTGGAGAACGGGCTGTCATAGCTGCCGCCTGTCACGTTGTCGCTGCCCTTGCTCTTTTTGGAGAGTACAGCCAGTCCAATGCCGCCCGCCAAAGCGGTAAGGCCTAAAATCGCCGCCAGAATCGGGTTGGCAGTGATAAAGGACACAATGCCGCCCAGACTAGAGATCACGCTGCCGGACATGCTGGAAAAGCTCGTGGCGATGCCAGCCAGCTTTTCGCCCATGCCGCCGGATGTGCCCAGACCGTCCAGAATCTCGCCAAAGCTCTGCACCGCGGTCTTTGCTTCGGTAGCATCTGCTGCAATGCCGTTGGTAAAGAGAGCCTTGATGCTCTCATACGCTGCCTTGGCCCCGCCGCCGCTGTAGCTCTCGTTGATGGCTTTTAGAGATGCCACTGCCCAGTCCGAGATAATTTTGCGCTGTCCCTGCGAGACTTCACCCCAAATAAGCATTGCAACGTCTGTAGCCAGCCCGGCCAAGTTGCGATTCTTCAGGTCGGTGAACGCGTTTTGCAGGCGGCCAAAGATGCCGTTCGACCACTGCTTCTGCGCCTCGCTGAGGTTTGAGTCGATTTCCTCCTGCATCTTGGTGACGGAGCGAACGACGTTATCCACAGTCTTGTCCACCTTGGTTTTTACGCCGTCTACATAGGTCTCGATAGTCTTGGAGGTCTGCTTCGCACCGTCCACGATGCTGGTCTGGCTGGTGGTAACCGTCTCGGTGATGTGGCTGGTCCCGTCGTCATAGATGGCTGTGACCTTTTTCATGTCTGTGGTGACATCGCCAACCACTTTCTGGGAAGTCTCAGTCAGCTGGTTGATGATCTGGGCAGTCTTTTTTGCGGTGGACCCGGCGGATTTTGTGCTGCCGCTCTTCCCCGTCCCGCCGGAAGAGCTTGTCAGGCTGCTGGTCGTGGCCGATGCCGCTGCGGCGGCTGCTTCCGCCTGCCGTTCCGTCCAGCTCTTGTTGCTGATGCCTTTTCCAGCAAGGGCATCCTGTCGGCGTGCATCGCGGTTGCGCTCGCTTTGCTTTGTAGCCGCATACTCTTCTGCGCTGCCATACCCGGCCACAGATGCCTTGCCGAGAAAGTTGTTGAGCCTATAGCTCATCTGGTCCAGCCAGTTGAGGGTATTTGCCGCAAAGTCGCGCATGTGGCTTTTGGCGGACTCGATGGGCTCACTCAGACCGGTGATCGCACCTGCAAGGCCAATCCATCCATCCTGCTTGTAGCCCTCCTGCGCAGCCACTACCAAATCGTTGAGATTTGAGATAACAATGCCAACGCCCTCGCTCAGGGGCCCCGTGAGAAGCCCGGCCAGCTGGCTGACGTTGTCTTTCAGGGTAGACACGCGGCCGTTCATGGTCTGGCTCTGGGTGTCCATGGCGTTGTAGTAGCGCCCGCCCTCCTCGCTGGCAGCGATAAGGGCCTCAGAGAGCAGGTCATAGCTGATAGTCATGTTCTGGACTTCCTGCACCGATTTGCCGGTGTAGTCAGCCAGCACCTGATAAACGTTGATGCCGGCATAGGCAAACTGCTTGATGTCGATAGCGGACGCCTTGCCCACATTGGCGATCTGCTGCAGATTAGCTGCCATGCGGGACAGCTCCACATTGCCTCCGCCTGTGGCGGAAACAGCATCGCCCAGCGCCATGATGACCTTGCGGGAGTATTCCGCATTTTCGCCCGCGCTGATCAGCAGCTGGTTTGCCTGTGTCAGCGAATCCACGCTGAACGGGGTGCGGGCTGCGTCCTCCTGAATGGCCGCCATGGCCTCATTGGCCGCCTGTGCATCGCCCAGCATATTGGTCAGGCCCACGCGGTAGCTCTCGATCTGGGCGTTGTACTCGATGCCCATGGACACAAACTGTTTTGTGCCGCTGAGAGCCGCGGTGGAAAGCGTGGAGATGGCAGAAGCCAGAAGCTGCGATTTTGTCAGCGCCGCCGTCAGCCCGCTTCTCGTACTGCCGGCCGACTTGCCAAAGGAGTCCATGCCGTTGTTTGCGGATTTCAGGGCGGAGGCAGTCGTTTTGAGCTGCGCCTCGGCTGCTGCAAGCTGATTTTTCAGTTCTTTGGTCTCAGCCGAGGTCTTGCCCGTCTTGGCCGCAGATTCGTTATACTGCTTTGTCAGTTCCAGCACGCTTTTTGCGGCCTTGCTGTACTCGCTGGAAAGCGCCGTCACGGTCTTTTTGGTCTCGCTCTGGACGTTGTTGATGCCATGCTCATACGCGGACGTGTCCAGCCCAAGAGTGGCCATCAATTCAAAAAGTTTCAGGGTGTGTCACCTCCGTTCAATCCGGCCAGAATGCGGGCCTTGATTTCCTCCGCGCTCTGCTGGAGCTGAGGCGCGGCGTCGAAATCGGGCAGTGTATCCACCCACCGTTTTTCCATCCCCGCAAGGCCAGCCAGGGCGTCCGTGATGTAGGCGCGGTAGCTCTTCTCGAAAGCTTCCTGCTGCATCGCATTGACGCAATGCTGGACGATGTAGGGTTTTCCAATGGCTTTCAGCATATCCAGCCGGATGGATGAGATCAGCCGCCGATATCGGTCTGAGCCAACCTCACCAACGAGGATAAAAAATCCAGCACGTCCCGGTCGTTGATGGTCTCGGTGATGACGCGCAGGGTCTTGAACGGGGTCATCTTTTCGGGCTTGCCATCCTTGTCCGTTTCCAGCTCGTACAGCAAAGGAAGCAGTTCCGCAGTGTTCTGAGCGTTGTCGAACAGCAGCTTTTTTGCCATTGCCTTGATGTTCTTGCGGCCCTGGGCTTCTTTTTTGGCCTTGAGCTCATCTGGGGTTTCACTGCCCGTGAGGATGGGGCCGACTTTTCGCAGCTCCATCACCTGCGTCTCGGTCAGCAGGGCGGCCACCTTGTCCGCGATCATGTAACAGTGGCGCAGAAATTCTGTTTCGTCCATCTGGTTGAGAGTTTTCATTGTTCCACTCCTTATGCTGCCGCGTCTTCACTCACAAAGAACTCCATGGGGACGGTCTCGTCTCCCATTCGGACACAGCCCGTCAGGGTGACGGACACATTGCCCTTGCCCTTGTCAGTTGTCTTGAGGGACAGGCCGCCCGTGCTGATTGCGTTGTCCAGCCGAACAGCCACATAACCGCCGCCGATGAGGTCGCCCACAAACCAAATGGTTTTGAAGTCGCCCGTGGTCTTGTCAGTTTTGAACGTCATGCGGGGCGTTACCTTGCCCCCGGCCACGTCCGCTGCGCCCAGCGCCATGCGGATGACCTCGGCGGAGGTATTCAGCGCGGTGAAGGACAGCGTGCAGTCGTAGTCCTCAATTTCCATAAGCTCCACGGTGTTCTTCTGGCAGTTGTCCACATCTTCGCCCAGGTCGGTGATGTTGGGGGTGCAGGTGGCGTTGATGCCGCCAGTGGTTGCGCAGATGATGTCAGCATCAGCGACGGCGGTCTGGCCCTCAGTGTCGAACTTGTTCAGCACAAGGCCCGCGTTGATCTGCATGGACTTGAATGCTTCTGCGGAAATTTTGGTAAATTTTCTTCCCATAATTCTCCTTACTCGCATAGCTGCGTGATCTCAAAATTCAGGTACTCGCACAAATAGCCCTCGGGCGGGTTGTCCAATGGCTGGGCCCACGGGGTGCCTTTGCGCAAAAGAATAGCGCCGCCCTCGCACGGCACGGTCAAACCGCCTGCAAGGGCTGCGCTTATCTTGTCTTCGGTCTGTAAGATGGGTAAACGCCCCGAGCTGCTTGGATACCACAAGCGGCCATGAAACGACGCTTCCTCGTTCCAGCCGCCGGGGACGGTGGGCTTGTAGGTCAGGTAGGGCAGAGAAGCAGCGGGCGGAATGTTGTCTTCCAGATAGCCGGGGATGCCGAACCCGTTGAAGAACGTGTTCAGCGCCCGGTTGATGCTTTCGGATGAGCCCATCACGGCAGCACCGCCTTTTTGCACTTGACGGCCCGCAGGCCCATGCCGGATTCCGGCGGGGCTTTGGCTTCGTCCGCTGTGCTTGTGATCTGGAAAGTCTGCCCATCGCTTACCCGCTTGATGTAGTCCGGAAAAGCCAGCGGCACACCGGTGTTGACCAGCAGGGTATAGGTAGATGCGGTGTCAGCCTGCTCCGCCACCTGAGCTTCCACGGTGGTGTCGTGGCGCTCCACGGCCTCAAACTCGGGACCGTCCTGCCAGCCGGACACAAAGCCGCCCACGCCGTCCGGCTCATAGCTGCGGGTCTGAAAGCGGTATTTTTGGGTAAAGCTCTGCATCACGGTGGATGCAGTGAACGGATTGACCATGTCACATCTTCCTCCACTGATTGATCTCGGATTTATAGCGGGTTTTGCCGTCGGCTGGCAGCCCGTCCGTGCCTGTGGCCATCGTGCCAGACCACCCGGCAAAGGACTGGGACACATACACGCCGCCGGACGGGAGCGCCTTGTCGTATGCGTCAATTTTTTCAGCCAACGCCACAAAATCAGGCGGCACGCGCATAGGCTGCACCGTCCCGGTGAAGGTCTCGGCGGTCAGATCGCCGTCCCCGGCCTTGTGCACGCCATCGTTGAAGATGGATCCGCACACGAGGAAATACTGCCCCGGCACTACCCCGGCGGGCACGGTGCCCGGCTCAAAGGCAAACTCCCCGGAAACGGGGTCGTCCGCCCGGTCAAAGAAATTGTGCGTGTAGACGCACAGCTCCGGGACGTTCATGCAAAGTCACCCCCGAATTTTTAGCCCAGGGAAAGCATCTGGCCGATGCGGATGTTCTCCAGCTTCATGCGGCGTTCCCAGTTGGCCTTTGCACTCAGCTCGGTGTCGTTGGGGGACGCTTCGGCGACGTTGTCCACCTTGAAGCTCATGCCGTTGGGGTGAATGACTCGGCCCTCTTTGGTGTACAGCTTCTGGACGCCGGCCTTGCTCTCGGGGTCGTAGTCGGTGTAGTAGGGCTTCTCGTAGTTGGTCTTACGGCAGCCCACAAAAGAGCCTTCACCCAGAACATAGGTCTTGTATGCAGTCGTGGCCTTGCCACCGTTGATGGAAGCATCGGTGATGGATGTGGAGGTGAAGGCGTTGTTTACGATCACGACCATCCCGCCGATGCGTGCCAGCGGAGAAGCCTGAGACAGAGCGCCCGGAGTGGTGTACTTTTCAAACTCGACGAGATTTGCTGCCTGATACTTTGCAAAGACAGTGGAATGCATGATGAGCAGGCCCCCGCTCATTGCGTGGTCGCCGAAAGCGGCCTCCTGTGCGTAGATCAGAGATTCCGTCGTAACTTTGCCATCGCCCACCTTGGTGATGTCGTAGATGTGCTTCTTGAGATCGGTGGTAGACAGCACAGCGTCCGTGATGGTCATAAGCACATTCTGCCAGACCTGCTGATAGTAGTGTGTGACCTGATTTGCGATGTGCTGCATCGGGTTTGCGCCAGTCAGCTCTTTGGTGAAGTCCTGAGATTTCCATGCCTTCATGCGCTGGATAAGCATGGTGGTCTGCTTGTTGCCAGTAACTTCAGTGGGGGTGTTGTCGGTCTTGCCGTCGTTGTTCAGGGGCTTATCCGCCGTGGCGTCCAGCTCGGTGTAGAACGGGATGGTGGCGACGTTGCCCTTTTCACCGATCAGGCCCATGATAGAAGGGTCGTCCTTGATAATGCCGGAAGCCTCGATGCTGGTGTCGATGGTGTTCTGCTCGGCCATGTAGTCGCCGAACACCTCAACGTCAAAGTCGAAGCCGCCAAAAGTGCCAGTCTGTGCCATATAATAGCCTCACTTTCTTACTTTGCCCGGAGCTGCTGGTACAGCTCGGGGTTGCTGTTCTTGAGCTTGATGCGGTCATCAAGGCTCATCTTTTTGAAATCCTCTGGAGAAGTTCCGGCGTAACTGGTGGGCGGGTTGTCCACCTTTGCGCCGGTGGTAGTCGTAGTGCCTACGAAGTCGCTCCAATCAGCTTTCAGGCTGTCAGCGTGCTTCTTGGCGTCCTTGACCTCGCCCTTATCGTCCAGCTCCAGCTTGTCGATATCCTCGCCAGACAGCCGCACGACCCGATCAGCATACTTTTCCAGCACCCCGGCTGACTTCAGCAGCTCCCGGAACTTGGCTTCCTTGGCTGCGTGGGTGTCTTTCTGGGTCTGCTGGGCCTTGTAGTCGGTCAGTGCCTGTTCAGCGGCTTCCTTGCCGCTGTTGGCTGCATCGCGGTCCTTTTCGGCTTTGGCGAGGGCCGCGTTCTTCTCATCGAGCTGGTTCTGCAAGGTGTCCGTTTCCTCATGCAGCACGTCCAGAATTTTCTTGAGCTTGCCGCTGGTGTCAGTCGTTTCATCTTCCAGAATCACCCGGAGAGTCTTGCGTTCGAGTGCCATGTGATAGTCCTTTCTGCCCTTGCTCGGGCTGCCATGCTTGGCAATAGGTTTATTTACCGGACGTGCTGCCGGTGTGGTGCCGCCTGTGGGGCTTGAACCCACGGCCCCCGGATTACAAATCCGGCGCTCTGCCAACTTGAGCTAAAGCGGCATAAAAAAGCGGCTGACGCTGTGCGCCAACCGCTGAGTATTTAGTTTTTGCGTGCAACTTTGGTGATACATTCGACCGCCCAAAACTTCGCTTCCTGTAATTTTGTCATGCACAGACTTTTTTCTCGGCTTTCAGGAAGTGCGTCAAGCTGCGTTGCAAGCTCAAGGAAAAGGTCTTCTGCCTCGCAGTGCGCAGTTTTTACATCATCGGGCAGGAACTTTTCTTTTGGTGTTTTGAACATTTTCTCCAAATTCATAAATTACTCCTCCTTGTTTCCTTCTTCCACCGCGATTTCTCGCAGCTCGTCAATGTGATTCTCCACCGCCGGGCGGAGGAATGGGCGTGGGGCCATGCCCCGAGTAAAGTGCCACTTGCCGTTGAAGTCCTTCCAGACCCACGGCGTTTTGCGTCCGTTTCCTTTCTCGGCAAAGATGCCCGTGCCCAACTCCACATAGACGCTGTAAAACAGATTGCTGCCGATAGTCACGGTCTTTTTTGCGAGGTCGAGGGCAAAGGTCAGGCTCTGCTTGAGCGCGCCGCCCACATAGCCCTCAATGCCCGTGCTGTCTGCCGTGCCTGTGGGCACAAGCAGCTGGGCGTAGTCCTGCACCTTCATACCCCAGATGGTCAGCACCCGCTCTGCCCATGAATCCAGAGCTTCATGCAGCTGCGGGGTGTTGTCAGTGAATTTGATGTCGTAGTTAAAGTTCACGGTTTATCCCTTCTTTCTCTTGCGCTCTTCCGCCCTCCACATTTGTTCGGCTTCTGTGCCGCCCTTGGATTTATACCACTCGGTGTAATCCATGACGGGGGCGGTCTCTTTGGTCACATTGTCCCTCTGCATGGCGTTCTGCCGGGGATACTTGCCCAGCGCAGAGGACAGCACACAGCGGCAGTGGTAGACCATCTCCGGGGCCGCGTTGGGGTCGCCGGGGCGCTGAATCTCGTATCCCATGACCTTGAACGGCTCGTCAAGCTCTGCCGTCTGCTGGTCAAGCAGGCGGTGCATTTCACGGGTACGGTAGTCGTGGGTTGAGTTCCACCGCTTTTTGACCTCGATGCCCAAAGCCTGGGCGTTGCGCATCTGCTGCAACGCCCCGGCGTTCTGGGCGCCTGTGAGCGCCGTGATGGCGTTGTTCATGGCCCAGTGGATCTCTGTGTCAGCCATACCGTTTACGGCTTGCACAGCAATGTCGTGGACGCTCTTGCCCTGCACAATGCCCTGCATGACATAGCGGTTGAACACCCGGGCGTCATAGGTGCGGTCGCTCTCGCTCTTGATGCGCTTGTTTGGCACCAGCTTGGGGTTTTCTTTGAGCAGCAGCTTGACCGCCTCGGTGTTGTACAGGGTCAGCCCGAACGTCACGCCTGCGGCCTGTTCCAGCTCGTAGAAAGCCCAGTTTGCGCCAAAGGAAAAGATGTTGTATTGCTCGTCCCGGGCCAGCTTGTAGGCCGTCTCTTGGGCTGTGGTGCAGGTCTGCGTGATGCCGTCCAGCTTGGCGTGCATCAAATCAGACTGAAAGACCTGATTTTGCAGCCAGATGCGGTAATCGTCCTCTGTGATCTTGCCTGCATCCAGCTGCGCCCGCTTGCGCTCATCCAGTTGCTTATATTTTGTAAGAAACTCGGTCAGCTGCTCCTGCATCTCCCGGCGGGCAATGCCGTATACCCGCAAAATGCGGCGGCGCAGGCGGTTCAGATGGCGGGTAGAGATGCGGTCACGGTCGTTCATTGTTTTCTCCGGCAGGTCCCCATTTGATGTTTCCGAGTTCGTCAACGCCTACTGCGCGGACTTTTGGCTCGTTCCAATCAATCGTGGTCGGCTGCATCAATTCGACTGCATTTGCAAACCGCTTCAAAAGTTTCCTGTCGTTTTCGTCCAGCTCAATAACAAACTTGCCGATGATGTTTTCAGCCATCGTCTTCGTCCTCCTCGTCTACGGTCTCCCGTGTTGCGCTCTCGGCCATCAGCGCAGCCTTGGCCTGCTCCTTTTGTTCCGGGGTCAGGTTGGGCAGCAGGTCAATGGCCATGTCCTGCCCGATGATGGCAGCCTCGGAAATGACCATGCTGACCTGCTCGGCTGTGTTGGTGATCTTGCTGCGGTTGAATGTCGGCATGGCGTTGTCAAAGCCAGCCAGTGCGCAGATCTGCCGGATGAACGGCTTGACCTGAGCCTCGAAGTCGTCCGCGTTCTGGTTCAGCGGTTCATAGGCCGCATCCAGATGGTCGTTGGTGCTGTCCGCGCTCACACAATGCACATCCAGACCGCCGAAGTCCTCATACACCCGGGTGTGGAGCAGCTCCAACAGAGCCTGCCGGGCCGTCACAGGGATCTCGGTGGTGTAGGGGGTAATCTTGCCGCCCTCGCTGGTGTCTGCGCCTGCAATGTGGTACAGATTCAGCTTGACAAGGAACTCCTGCAGCTCGTCATCGGTCATTCCGTTGAAGTTCTCGCACAGCCAGTAGATCTGCGAAAAGTCCTGCAGGTCATTGCAGAAGCCTGACATCACCAGATCGGTGTTGTCAATGTAGGCTTTCAGGCCCACAAGGGTGCTCTGGTGCAGGTCTGAGCCCCACAGCGGCACAATGGGCAGAGCGCTGTAGTTTTCTCCCTCTACGCTTTCCAGCCCGCCGCCGGGTGTAGTGACGGTCACGCTCTTGTATGCCTGCTTCGGCGTTGTCTCCTGCATCACATTGCCAATTTGGCTTTCCGTGTACTCAGTGAATCCGTCCAGCTCGTACAGGATATAGTGCATATCCGTGTCCGGGTTCAGCCGCCAGAAACGCACACCCGCCTGCAAAAGGCCTGTCTTTTCATCGTACAGGGGAGCGAACTCGGTCAGCTTGAAGACCACCAGATGGTCGTTGTTCCAGAATCCGAAGCTCTCACCGTGGATCAGGGCGAAATATCCGGCTTTCTGGATCTTCTCATCAAAGTTCTGCCCCAGACTTTCCTTGTCCACGCCATCGCCCGCAAAGACCACGCCGTTGCCGAGGGAGTAGGTCGCCCGCTGCTTGTTGAGCCGCCGGAAAAGATTGCTCTTGACCATATCGGGGTGTAGGATGTCTTGCTTGGTGTTTTTGGATAGGCGCTTCAGCATCAAAGCGTAAGCCTGCGCGAAGCGTTCAGCTCCCGGGTTTTTCTGGGCATCGTACAGGTCGGCGTCCAGAGCCATCTTGTATGGCCTTGAAGCGCAGTGCTGCTGCACGAACCGCCGGATGAAATCAGGCTGTTCCCCGGCGGCTTGCGCCTGCTGAAATGTCTGGAATGTGTATACAGTGCTCAAAATCAATCCCTCAGTTTCACAAGGCGCTTTGTGCGCACGAAATAGCGGATAGCGTCCATGCAGTGGTCGTTTACCTTCAGCACGGTGTCGTCTTTGTCCGGGTCCCAAGCGTACACGCCGAACTCTTCCAGCGTGTGCTTGCAGTCTTTGTAGATCTTCAGCCGTCCGGTCTGCAGCATGGTCTGCACGTCCAGAATGCCGCTCAGAACGTCGTTGTTTGCGGGGGTCTGGGTGAAGCCATTCTTGCGCAGCTCTGTAATCAGGGGCAGGGCAGAGGGGTCAACGATGATCCTTTCCGGCTTGAGGCCGTTCAGCCACGCCTTGAGGTCTGTGACGTACTCGCCCACGGTCTTTTGCCGCTTCTGTTCCCGGCCGCTGTAGTAATACTCCCGGGTGACGATCCAGCAGTCTGTATCTGCCTGTTTCTGGATCAGCAGAAAAACCGTTGCGTTCTGGGTGCCAAAGTCGCACGCCACATAAGCGCTCTTTGGAGACAGCGCCGGAAGCACATCAACAACATGCTTCTTGCGGTCGAACATGTCATAAACAAGGCCCTCGGCCACCGTCCACAGGCCCAGAATGTAGCGCTGATAGAAAACGCCGCTGTACTGGCTGCGGTATCTGGCCTTGATGTCTTCGGCAAGTGACAGGTTATCGTCCATCGTAAAGTGGAGATACATCATCTTGCGGGAACGGCATTTCCGCACCCACTCGAGATAGAACCAGTGCTGTGGGCTGCCCGGGTTGCAGTTGAACCAGAACTTCGACCCGGTAACGGAACAGCGGGCCGTGGCCTGGTTGACAAAGCTTTGCGGCATCAGGGCCACCTCGTCAAAGAATGCCCCGGCAAGGGTGATGCCCTGGATCAGATCTTGGCTGCTCTCGTCCTTGCCTCCGAAAAAGTAAAACTCGTTGGCCTTGCCGCCCTTGCTGACGGTCATGCAGTTTTCGGCCCGGTGCTCCTTGACGTTGTAACCACGGGCTGCAAGCTGCTGCTTGAGTGTCCCCAGCACATTGCGCCGGAAGCTGGCAATGGTCTTGCCGCACATGGCAAACTGCTGGCCGCTGTAGCAGGTCATAGCCCACTGGACGAACGAAAAGCTCATGGCAAAGGTCTTGCCCGAGCGGATAGCGCCATCGGCAATGATGCCGTTGTAGCCGCTGTATGCGCTCTGCGGTGTCCACCAGCTCAAGACCTGCTTTTGCCGCTGGCTGAGGGCTTTCCATCGAAAACCGTTACTTTTCCGCATGGTCGTCCTCTTCCTCCGGCAGCATCTCCACGTCATCCGGTGGGCTGATGTCTGCCGCGGCGCTCAAGGCCTCAAGCAGGCCATCGTCGTCATGCTCCTCTGCCCTCGTTTCTTCCGGCACACCTGCCCACTTTTCAGGCCGCCGGTTTTTCAACCAGAATATCTGAGCCGTCACGTTGGCTGGAACGACGACCTGTTCCTCTGCATACTCGATGCGTTCTTCTTCAAGCCGCTTTTTTCCATCCACCATGACCTTTTTCAGTTTGATGGGCTTTTTTACGGTCACGGTGCGGGTCTTGCAGCTCTCGAACAGCTCATTCTCAACAATATAGTCCGCAACTTCTCGGCCTTTTTTTAAAGCTTCCGAAAATTCTGGAAATTTGTTTTTCCATTCGCAGAGAGTCGATACTGAGCAGCCTATATTTTCGGCAATCTGCTTGTCTTTGAGGCCATCCCTCGCCCAACCGCGAAGCAGCGTTAGCCTTTCCGGTTCTAACCACTGCTCGAATTTACCTTTTCGGCCAATCTTAGCTCACCTCTTTTACAAGAACGGCCTTTTCTCCCGTGAGGTCTTCCCATCGCTTCACAATGACATCAACGTACTTCGGATCATACTCCATGAGATAAGCTGTTCTTCCGTTCTGCTCGCAGGCGATCAACGTTGTCCCGCTTCCACCAAACAGGTCAAGGACAATATTCCCGCTTTCTGTATTGTTTTTGATTTGATAGTCAAAAAGCGCAACCGGTTTCATCGTTGGGTGCAGCTCACTCTTAACCGGTCTGTCAAAATCAAGAACGGTTGTCTGTTTTCTGTCGCTTGTCCATAGATGTCCTGCGCCGTCTTTCCATCCATATAAGCAAGGCTCGTGCTTCCACTGGTAATCCTGCCGACCAATGCATAACGTGTTTTTGTTCCATATCAAACATTGCCTTACAGTCCATCCAACGTCTCTACATGCACCTCGGAAGTTGTATCCTTCCCAATCTGCGTGCCAAATGTAGAAAACAGCGCCTGGCCTCATTACAGCATCAGCGTTTCTGAAAGCGCTGGTCAAGAACTTTCTAAATTCCTCATCGCCCATGTTGTCATTCTGTATGAGCAGGCCATCCGTTCTTTTGTGCCTTTTTACTGCCTCGCTTACATCTCGCACTGCTCCATAGTTCACGTTATACGGTGGATCTGTAAGCAACATATCAGCCTGCGCCCCCCCTATAAGGGTTTTGACACTTTCTGCATTAGTGCTGTCCCCGCACATAACGCGATGCCTGCCGCACTTCCAGATATCACCCAGCTTTGCCTTTGGAGGTGCGGCTTCGTCAGCTTCTGGAGCCTCATCCTCAGCAACCTGCGTTTCTTTGCTGTCACCAGCAGGAAGATCGAAATCAAAGTCAAAGTCGCCAAAGTCCACTTCTGCCAGTTCCTGTTCAAGTTTTCCGAAATCCCACCCAGACATTTCACCGGTCTTGTTTGCGAGGATACGGTATTTCTGCTTCTGTTCTTCGGTCAGGCCGGTGTAACGTACCACATCAGCAGTGTTCACATGGAGCTGCATCAGAGCAAGACGGCGGGTGTGTCCGCTGAGGATGACGTTGTTCTCGTCCACCTCAATGGGGTCAAGCGCGGTACACTGCCGCATACTTTCCGCGCAGGCGTTCACAGCTTCCGGGGAAATGACGCGCGGGTTGTTCTCATACGGAACAAGATCTTCGACCGGTAATTTCAGCAGCTCTTTCTGAATCATGTTCTTCTCCTCCCGTGCAAAATAAAAACCGCCCGGAAAATCCGAACGGTCAGAATATCGAATATGCCGCTTGCAGGGCTCGAACCTGCAACTGCCCGGTTATGAGCCGGGAGCACTGCCAGTTGTGCGAAAGCGGCATAAAAAAGCGGCTTTGCTGCATGGAGCTCATCATGCAAAAAGCCGGCTTTTTATCGTATTGTATCAGCAGCGGTTAATCCGCACGGATAGCAGGCCGTGCTCCTTGGATACAGCCACGGCCTCCGATCTCTGCCCGAGGCTCGCGTTTTGTGTGGTCTGCACGGAAACCGAAACGCCGCGCATAGCGCACAAAGTGGCTTTCTTTGTTGCTGATCGGTAAGGCCGAGAGGATAAGGCCAGCGCCGAGACGCGTCAAAAACTTTGCCATGTCGCAAATCAGTTCTTTCAAGCGCTCAAACATTTGTATGCCTCCTCTCCAAAAGTGTCCACAGTGGACACTCTAAAATCACGCTAGCCGCCAGCTGGATTTGAACCAGCACCCACGGAATGGATGTGCGCAGTGGTTGGCTGTGCAGTGATGTTCCCGTGGTGTCACCAACGTTGTTCCGCCTTAAATGGGCGGCGCTCTTCCAATTGAGCTATGGCGGCATACAACAAGCGGTTCCATGTCGGCGGAACCGCTGCATCTGGAACTTTCGCGGCAAGATGCCCCGCTATTGCGCCGCCCCCTCTAGGGTGCGCAAATGGCATTCCCGGCAGGGCTTAAACCTGCAGCCTGCGGTTTTGGAGACCGCTGCTCCATCACTTGAGCTACGGGAATATAAAAAACCGCCCTTGGACTCGAACCAGCCAGCAATATTTCAGCTGACACGCGCTCCAAACTGCGCTCAGGCGGCCACATAGCATTGAAAAAGCCCCGGGTTTGCGGTCTCGGGGCTTTGTTGACGCACATCCGGCGCGCAAGGAACGGCGCGCTTAGGATTCCGGCTCTGCTGTTATGGAAAAATGCGTGTGACATAGAGAAGAAAAAGCCAGAAAGGAGGTGTTGCCGGTGGGGTGATAGGCCCCATGCGTCAGGCGGTTGCGGGTACAGCTGCCCCGCGTTGTGGGGCGAGATCGCGGAGTCAAACCGCGCGGAAAGGAAAGCCTCGAACCTTCCCCATTCGCTCAAAGTTGCGCAGCTCTGAGCGGAGCCGTTTCGGAATCTCGCACATAGAAGCAGCCCACGAAACGGGGAAGGAACGGGAAAGCATGAAAACCCGCCGAGTGGAACCGTTTCGGAGGCTGCGTGGCAAGCGTCGCGCTCAAAGCGCTGAATCGCTTGTAATTATTTTAGCCTATCCATGAGGATTTTAACAGGACACCGCGTGTATAAAAACGTGCTTTATTTTTGTGCGTTTTTATCAAAGCTGTCCCAGATTTCCGCTAGAGTGATAAGCCCTCGCTTGATCCGGCTCCGAATGACGCGCGGGTCGAGAAAGCCCGATTCCTGCGCAATGACCGTTTGCGTCTTGCCGTTGACGTAGTATTCGCAGATGGCCTTTGCGCATTCCGGCAGCTCATACAGGCAGTACGCCCGCCGGGTGGCTTCCATGCGCAGATTGCACAGGTCGGTTTCCATCCGCTGGAGCCTGCGCCGCTCATCCACGATGTTTGCGGCGCCCTCTCCAACTTTGTCCCCGTTGCCCGGTGCCAGCGGCATGCCCGTCATGCTGGGCGTGATATGGCTGGCAAGCAGCCTTATCTGTGCAATTTTTGAACGCTGTGCCTCAACGGCCTTTTGACCGTCCCGGCACTGCTGAAACCATGCTTTGACGGTCTGGTAGTCCTCGCCACCGGCCGGCTTTGGTGTGTCGGTGTCAGGTGTCCGTGTGCGGGTCATTGTTTTCCTCCTTGCTAGCGAAAATCTCAAAAGTGACTTTTAGCTTCCTGTTTCCGATAACACCCCATACCTTTTCGAGCTTCGTTTTGTCTGAATTCCCCATTTCAGTAATAAAATGAGTCAGAACAGCGGAAACTGCTTCGTCGGTCACATCAGACTTGCTTCTCCATAACTGCAATCCATCTTTCCGCTGCTTCATCATCGTTCCGGCATAGATGGTTCCGAATAGCCCACACCCAACATGATATTCAGCCATTTTCGTCCTCCATTTCTTCAATCTCAATTTCCACCCGTGGTTTCTCCCGGTCAAGCTCAACCCGGCTGCCATCGTGGGCGGCAACGATCTTGCTGTTGTCGTCCTCCAGCACGCGGGCTTTCACCAGAATGTCCGTTGTAGCCTCGATGAGGTTTGCCAGATCGACCCGGCGGGCGGTCTTCATGTAGTACACGCACCTCACGTTCACGCGGGCAGAGATGGGGCTGTGCGGCCTTTTGATTTGCCGCAGGCAGTCTCCCACTCATAATCCACATATGCCTTGCTAGGGGCCACGAAGCGCCCGCCTGAGTGGCTTTTGAGGATGCGTGCAGAGTTTTTCTTTGTGCGGGGGTCACCGTAGAGGGTCAAGTGCATTTTTTTCGTTCCTCGCTGTTCCACTGCTTGAGTGTTGGTGCGTAATGCCCGCACATCAAACAACAAAGTTCAGTCCCCGGGGACGACAGCACTGTGAGCTTCGGATTAACCGACTCGATTTTCTTTCCCCATGCAAGAAGTCCACTTCCGCACTTTGGGCAAGGAAGAACAGTGTATGATTTTTTTATCACTTCACATCCTCCATCAGATCATCAATTCCCATCTCCGTGAGGGCTGCGTCTAGCTTTTTCATTTCTGTTGTTGCCATGTATCGGACCTACTTTGGTGGTTCAGGAAGATACGCCCAATGAGTTACATCTCCAAGTACAATGTATTCGTTGTGCTCTTGCCATAATCCGTCATAAGATAAAAATGCAATTTCAATGCCGAACTTTTCTCTTTTTACGAGAACTTCTTTGTCTTTTTCTGGTAAAACTTTTTTGGCATCAAACCATATATTGGCGGGCTCAGATTTTTCGCCGCTGAGAATCTTCCTGCACCATTCAGGTCTGATACTCATTAGGACAGCTTTCATAGCTTTCCTCCAATCAAATCGTCAATGTGCATCTGCACGGCCTGCTCCGGCACGTCTTCCCATCCGATGCCGATATAGTCCAGCACACGGCCCCAGCCGTACCAGTTGCCGTTTTCGTCCCGGCAGACGTGCTTCATCCAGAACTCCCATTCTTTGGGATTGGTCTCCCGCAAAATGTCAAACCGATGCGGTCTGCCCTCGATGTGAATGCCAAAGCCGCACATTGTGCAGCCGGTGCGCTGTGCCTTTGTTGTGTACAACTTGCCGTCTCTGTCCTTCCAAATTTCGCCGTATTCGGCGGGAATAGGAACGTTCAGATCAAGCGCAAGCTGCAAAATGTCCTGTCGGTCAAAAATAGCAAAGGGTGCGCTGCGGGTGGTTGTCTTGCCGAAGTAGTTGCATCCGTGCATTTTCAGGCTTTTCTCGCGCCGCCCGCCCTCACTCGCCATAAGCCCCATGTAGGGGACGCTGTTGTGGTCCCGCGCCCAGTCGTTACAGGGCTTTTCCTTGAGGTAGTAGCAGCAGCGGTCAGACACCTTGAACGGGGCCGCCTGATACCCAAGCGCCGCGCCCTCCGCGTCTGCGCCGCCGAACAGGTCGAGCCACTTCTGCGGCAGCTTCATGCGGCTGTTCTTCTGCCATCCGCCATATTCGCCGGTTTCCCCGGTGATGATCGCATGCCGCACGGTTGCGTTTTGCTCTGTCGGGTTCTGCAGCAGCATAATTTTCCCGGCCTTTTCCTTGCTGATCACAGGCCATCCAAACTCCTGCAGGACCTGCACCTTGCTTTTCAGCGGCTTCAGGAACACGAAGGACGGCGCTTCGCCCTCGCCCATCCAGTTTTTGTACTCAGCTTCCATCTCCGCCGCCATCTGCTTGTGTACCTGCTGCACGCCCTTTCCCTCCAGCGAGGAGCAGGACACGCAAGTAACAGGCAGCCCGATGCTCTCCAGAAAATAATGCAGCGTGATGGAATCCAGCCCGCCCACGGATAGATGTACGCCCTTTTCGTGTTCTTTTGCCCAGTAGTAAAACGCCTCTGCCATTTCCTGTGCGTGCTCCACCTTGCGCTTGTATTCCCACTTCTGCATGGTCTGGAAGCGCTCGATGTTCGCCAAAGAGCCGTTTTCAGCCATAATCTCCTGTACGGTTTTCATGCTTGTTCTCCTTTCATCTGTCCGCTCCTCCGTTCGCTCCCATGTACTTCTTGCGGCCACGCTCCCGGTGACGGTCCTCGTGGTCGTAGTGGTAGACTTTGCCTGTGTCCAGCATCTCTCGGGTGTAAGCGGCTTCTGCGCCGCGCTGGCGCTTGAACTCGGCGTACTTGGGGCAACTGTCGTGACAGATCGGGTGCCGGTCGGGGCAGTCTTTACATGTCGGGTTGGTCATGTTCGGCTTCCTCCTCGTTAAACCAAAGGCGTGTTCCACATCCGGGACAAAATTTGTCAAGGTAATAATCATCGTTGCATTCATACCCGCAAATGGGGCAAATTGTCCTACATGCGCTTTCACGCCAGTAAAGCTTTTTGGGACGTTCGCCCGGCCGTTTAGGCATGGGCATCCAGACCGTGAGATTTTCCGGGAAAGCTGCTACCATGTTCCACGGCCAATTTGTTATAAAGTCGTCGCCGGGGTTGTTGTTGATGCTCAGGACGTCGCCGTCTTCATTTGCATCAGTCTCAGTCGGCGGCTCTTCTGCGGTCTTGCGCCAGCACTGGACATCCGGGACGACTGCCGGTTCATCTTCCAGCACATCCATCGCGTCCATAATCTGACACGCGCGGCATCTTACGCCGTTGTAATGTTCGCAGCCACGGCAATATGCCGCTTTGATGTTTGCGATGGCTTTTTCGCGGTCGATAAATTCGCTCATTTTTCAATTTCCCTCCTTGTCGGTTCACTCGCGCGCAGCCTTACCGCTTCACGGGGGGCGGTGGTAATATCGCCCTGCGCCTGCTTCAAAAACTCGGCGCGGCGGTATGTAAGGTCTGGCATTTCAGCCAGCTCTGCAAGCCCTCCCACGCTCCCGGCATAGGATTTTGCCGCCGGGGGGAGTTGGTCATACAGGGCTTGCAGCTCTTTCTGCCCGTCACTACGCAGCAGCCCGCCCTTTTCGTCAATGCCGGTCACCATCGGGAACTTGCGCCAGCTCAAAAATGTCTGTGCCTTGCGTGCCGCTACAGCCAGAGCTTCCCATTCGGCGGACGGGTCAAGACACTTGGAAAGCTGCTTGAAGATGTCGGCCACCGTAACCGGATAAACGCATACTCGGTTCGCCGCCAGAAAAGCCCGCTTGACAGTATCGCCGTCATAGTCGCCAAACTGGTACGTCCACACATCGATGGTGGTCTGCATCTCATCATCGGTCAGCGGCCTGGAGCCCAGCTTGTACAGCACAAAATTCATGCGGATCAGTTTTGCCACGTCTTCCCGTGTCATGTCTCAAACCCTCTTTCTCTGTCCATCTTCGCCAGCACCCGGGTAAGCTGGTCGTCTACGGTTTCGGTTGGTTGCTTGCCTCGCGGTCTGGCTTGTCGGCTTTGTTCGTTGGCTTCCACGTCTCCCGGCGTGCGCAGGCCGTCCCGTTTCCATCCGGACAATATGCCGTTGATGTAGTTCCACGAGCGCTTCCCGGCTTCTGTGGCCTTGTCGATCGCCAGCAGGATCATCTCTGTGCTGTACTCTTGCCTCCACTTCTGCAGCTTGTCCAGTGCAGAGCGTGGAAAGTCCCCAACGGCCTGCTGATAATGCTGGACGATTTTAGAAAGTTCTACGTCAACGGCGGCAGGGGCGGCGCTATTATATATATCCCCGTTATGGGATATACCAGTACCAGTAACAGTACCAGTACCAGTAACAGTACCAGTAACAGTAACAGTATCAGTAACAGTATCAGTAACAGTATCAGTAACAGTATCATTATAGTTACCACTTGCTTGCACTTGGTAGCATGTGCTAGCATTTGCTGAACTTGCTTTCATTTGAGCAGCACGGGCTTTTCCGGCTTCCCGGCGCTTTTGCTTGACGTTCTCGTACTTTTCTGTAGCCGAATCCACGCCATTGCACATGAACCGGAAATTTCCGCGCATTCCACGGTCGGAAAATGTTGGTTTTTCGCCTGTTCGGACGTACTTTGCCAAAGCCCGCATTAGCTGTCCTACTTCGGCATCCGTGTACTCCTCCAGCGCATCAAACCAGTCCAGATACACCACAAACGACTTTTTTTCTTCTTTTGCCACTTGCTCACCTCCTTTGAACGCCCGTATAGCCAGATAGCACAGCTTGCAAAATTAGAACGGCAGATCGTCAGCATCATCGTTGATGGGATCGTACTCGGTAGATGGAGCCGGTTCTGGCGCGGCAGTGCTGTGCGGCGCGTAATCCGCAAGCGTTTCACCTTGGTACATCTGCGCGCCCCTGCAGGCCTTCCGGTTCTGCTGCCGGTTCTGCAGGTTCCAGCGGCGGGCCGGGCTTTGCCATCAGGTCGATCATCTGTTGCAGCCAACGGAATGTCACCAGCCCACCGGGCTGAACATCATCCGCGTCCACATCGTAGTAGATCTTGCCGTTGTACTCCCGCTCTTTCAACTTCTGGGCAAAAACCGTGACCTGATCGCCTTTCTGCAGCATCCCGTCCCACTGGTCGATGCCGTGCCAGAGGTTCACGCCCACAAAGAAGCTCTGCCATTTGCCGGATTCATCCTGTGTGCGGATGGCTTTCAGGTCAAACTTCAGCACCCGCTTCTGCCCGATGTCCCGGAGTACCGGGTCTTTGGCAATCTCACCGTGCAGCATGATGCCGTTCTTGGTCTGGACGATCATGCGTCATCACCCTGGAACGGATCATCGGCAGGAGGCTCTTCCGCAGGCACCTCGCGGGCGGTGCTTTCGGCGTCCACACGCATCTCGCTCTCATCGTACAGAGCGCCAAATGTGGACGGGAACGCCTCACGCATGGCGTGCACCAAAGCCACCTTGCGGATCATGGTAGCTTTTTTGCCATTCCAAAGAGACTTTCCGGTGTCGTATTCGCTGAGCTTGACTTCCTCGTAGCTGGAACGGGTACGGTCTTTGCGGTAAACCTTTGCCCAGCCGCCAAGAAGCTCCTCGCCATCAAAAACAATGGAGCCCTCGCGGTGGATCACCTCGCCGACCGCGGCGTCGCGCACGATCACGCCTGCTTCGAAGCCGTCATAGTTTGGGTGACGCTCGGCCATCTGCAGATAGCAGTTCTTGCCCAGCACAATGGTGCTGGCGGTGTCGTCGTTTTTGTTATCGTAGTGGATCAGGTAGGCTTCTTTGGTGAAAGGGTTCAGGTGGTACTGCTTGCAGGTCTCCAGAAAAATTTTGCATTCAGCATCGGTGGCCTTGGGGCAGATGAAGTTGCGCACGTCTCCAAAACTCACAGTGAAGTGCTGACCGTCAGCACCGGTGATCTCCACCGGCACGGACGGGGATGCGGCCTGCATAGCGGTGCTGCCTGCAAGGTTGGCATTCTGAACGGAACGGTTTGCCAGAGACTGTGCGTTGGAAACGGACGAAGTAGGCGCGGGTTCGCCTGGACGAGTAAGTGGCATAAGTAAATACCTCCAAAATTATTTGATCGAACCATAGCGGAAGCCGCGCTCTGCGGATCCCTGCTTGAACCATGCAATGTCCTCCCGGGTGAACTCCACCCAGAAGCTGTATTTCTTGCGGACCGGAGCCTCCTGCTGTGAAGGCTCTGCGAATTTCTGAAGCATGCTGAAATCCAACCTGCCATCCGGCGTAATGACTGCATTGGCCTGTGCCGTTTGAACCGCTTCTGCGGCGATCTGGCGTTCTTCATCGGTCGGAGGGATAATGACAGGAGCGGCGGCCTGAGCCCGCTCTGCGGCCATTCTCTCGGCCTCTGCGCGGCGCTGGGCGTCCCGGGCATTCTGGCGGCGGCTATGCTCCACAAGGGCAGCGTTCAGATTCAGTTCACGCAGATACTCTGTGGTGCAAGCCTCTGCGTCCCCGCCGCAGGTCTCCCGGATCAGACGCAGCTCTTCCCGCCGGGTCTCCACGCTCTTGCGCAGCTCCCGGCCGGCCTTTGCCAGATCATAGGTCTTGTTGAGCCACTGCGGCACCAGCAAGCGGTCAAAGGAGATAAGCTCCCGCAGTTCTCCGATGCAGTCGGCATAAACAGCCCACAGCGCATCCTGTTTATCCTGCCGCTCAGCTTCCTCCACAGCCTTGACCTGCTGGTCAATGGCGCCGGAGACGGCCTTGCACCGGGTCTGCATCTGCTTGGTGCTCTGCAAGAACTCTTCCAGCGGTTTCATGTAAAAGGCCTTTGCACCGCGGGCAGCGTCCGAGAGCTGCTTGTCCAGCTTGTTCACGGCGGCGCGGTCGGCCTTGGCATCCTTGATGGTCTCCGGGGTGTAGATGCGGCCAGTGTAGGCGGCCAGCATCTCGGTCAGATTCTGCTGCACCTCGGCTTCATTCCACCGGATCGCGGGAAGTTCCGGGTGCTCCACCCGGACGGTCAATTCTTCTTGCATAAAAATTCACCACCTCTGATAAACTCTCTCACCATCGTTGTTATATACGATATAGGTATTGCGGGGATAGCCTTGCGCGTGTTCCTTTTCGGACAGTGCATCTGCCTGTCGAATCAGCTCTCCCACTGTCTGCGCAGAGCGCCTCTCTAAAAGTTTTGGCGGGTTTTCAAGCCCGTCATAGATCTGCATAAGCGCCACTTGTAAAACCTCCTGTTTTGTGTTATTTTTGTGGTGATGGGCGGCGAAACTCATCACCCTTGGGCTTGTCCGTGTTGGCGCACGGGCAGGCCTTTTTGTTTTGGCGCTCATGCTCCACGCTCCTGATTCTCCGGATATTCCGGGTTGCGGGCGTGATTGCGCCGGATCTTGCGGCGCTCCTCTTCGGCATAGACCGCGTCGCTGAGCCAGTACAGTGCCAGCCCGATCAGCAGCACGATGATGCCCGCCGTGAGAGTGGTGCCGGGCTGATTGTTCAGCAGGCGGCCTTCGCCGAAAAGAATCAGCGCCAGCCCGCTGCCGAGGCAAGCCCCGGCAGCGTAAAGAAAGTGGTCAGATTTGAGTTTCATGCTTCTACCTCCTGAAGACAATTGACTGCGGGTCTGCAGTCGTCCAATGCCCATCCGATGACCGGGTGCCATTCGCCATCAGCAAAAATCTGCAGCCCGGTGTGGCTTTCATCCTTGATTTGTCCGCCCAGCTGGTAGCAGCCAGATGCCTGACTACCGCCCCAACGGAACCACTTGTTCCAAAACAGCGGCGCGACATACGCGCATCCGGTGGGGGCGTTGGCTCGCTCGGATGCAAGGGTGTATGGTTTGTTCATTGGATGCTCCTTTACTTGTAGCTGCGCCGCTTTGCAGCTCTCTCCCTGTCCTCGGCGGCAAAGCCCAGACGAGCCAGCAGAACAGCGGCCAAAAACAGCACCAGCGACACCGCAAACAGCGTGCCGGAGATGTATCCGGTGGTCTGCGCGGTGCCCTCTGCGCCCATAGCTGTTCCCATTCCAACGCCACCAAAAATGACAGCCAGCCAGTAGTAAGTAGTAGATTTGAGTTTCATGCTTTCTAGTCCTCCTTTGTGTAAACCTTTTCAAGTTTGTAAAAATCCTTCACCCACGCCATAAATCCGGCGCGGGAGATTAGCGGGGCGGCGCTCTTGGTGTCAATAGACGGCACCGCCCATGCCGGGAAGCTGCCGGCCTGAATCATACCGGTAAAGATCGGCTCGCTCACAGAAATGTTGTTATCACGCATGATCTGGCAGCACTCTGCAATTCCCATGCTCGGCTTCACTGCCGCACCCCTCCTTTTTTTCTCTCAGCTGCCGTTTCAGCCGGATGTGCTCCAACCGTTCCGGCTGCCTTGCATCCCAGCGCTGTTCAAGCCAGCGCTTGTTGTAGTGCTTCTTCACGGATTGACCTCCACAAACTCGCCATTTTTGAGGGTATAATAAATGTTTTCTCTGATTGAAGAACCGTCTACGCGGGCCATTTTGGCACAGATCATGTGGCCGTAATCATCGTACTCAGTCAGCACCAGATAGCAGCCAAGTGCGCCGCACGCCTTACCGCAAGCACCGTTTACAACAGCAATGCTATCTTTTCCGTCTGCTTTTGCGCTGCAATAAACCCCAGTGGCTGCCGCCGTGCTGTAATAGCCGCTGGAACCCGCCGTGCTGTAATAGCCGCTGGAACCCGCCGTGCTGTAATTGCCGCTGGAACCCGCCGTGCTGTAATAG